ATTAGACCTTGTGGGTAATTAAATACCAGATCAGATATTCTTGTTCTTTGTTCTATGAAAAGAGGTACATAAATTATTTTGTTGTATGGAGGATGATATAATACCTCATAAAAACTCTTCCACACTTCGTTTGTGTTCCCGTTCTGACCATTACAGGCCCACGGACTTGCATTGCTACCATTTATCCTAAAATTGGTATGGACCGTGGGATCCACTCCACAAAAAGTAAGACCTATCTCAGGATTCTCTGAAAAATATGGTTGATAAGATGATGGACTTGTCGTCATCTTAAGCCAAAAATACAAACCAACACTGTCATCCATACCACCCAAATAATGTCCGGGTCCTATAGGAAAAGCCCCGCTGCGGCCACCCGAGTCTTTACCTGCCATCATTTCTTTTGGTCTGTGTGTAAAGGAGACTCCCTGAATATTGATACTTTCAACTTCTATTGGTGTATCAAGACTAAGTTCTCCTACTGTTCCAACACTCAAACCAGATACTTCATTACCGTATAAATCAGATTTATATAAAATATTATTTACTGATTCTCCACGAAAAACTTCTCCGCCAGTTCCACCAGTAATCGTTATGCTTTGTGTGAACTCTTTTTTGAAGACTTCGGTATTCGGGAAAACAGTTACAGTTTTATTTACATTTTTCCTAATCATGTTTCATCCTCATTGTCGTATCGAACAAGAAATACTGGAGTTGCCTCTTGAATTGCTCCACCCAGATCCTCAGAAATCCAAGGGAACCCATTACTAAAGGAATTTCCATAGCCTGATCGATCAGGTAAACGAGCACCATGACTAGCTCTATGGTGCTGTGTACTAAGAACATCATAAGGTCCAATGGCTGTCAATCCCTCGCCGCCCAATCCTTCTGCTAGAAGAGTTCCATCTCTATATCTTTTCTCTGTGTCTAAGTCAGCGGTATAACCTTTACTATAGTCAACCATTTTAGTCATTTCATAGTGCCATGAATACATGGTGGGGGCATTTTCGTTATTGAATGATGCCATAACTCCGGGAAAAGTGGTAACAACAAACCGTGTGTTACCAAAAAGTTTATTTTGACTTCCTGAGAAAGCTCTTTTATCTGCAACTCCACCAAAAAGAAGCTCATCGGTATTCGTAAAGGAATGAGCCGGTAAATAAAGCATAGAGAATGCAGGACATTTTTGACCATCCACATCAACAAAGTAAGCGTGTGATTGAAAATCAAACCAGGTCCACAAATAACCACCATTTTTGCAGTAATTTTTAACATCTCTGTTTGTAAACATACTAGCTACAGTGGGCAGAATATTATTAATACTAGATTGGAAATCATTAGAACCTGATATTCCGAGAGATTCACCTCCGAATGCCATTCCATTAATATCATTAAAATCAAAATCTTTTGGTATAGACCCATGTCCGATAGAACTTCTTAAAGTCCCCTGCATCAGTCCGGTATAATTTTGTCCCACTAGGAATCCATCTGCTGATGTACCACTGACTCCTGATGGAATTAAACCACCAGGTCCAGTTGATGGACCAGTGAACCCAACACCACCCGTAGTAGAATGAAACCCATACACACTAAAACCAGTTTCGTAAGGTTGGTGATCTGTCCAAGCATCAGATACAAGGTACTGTTGATCACCAAGATGATCATCATCAAACGGAGATGATTCCATACCTTGCATCATCAACGAATCTTTATAATCTCCCGGACCATAAGTATTTCTTTTGCCTGGTTTTGTGGTTACAGAGGTTTTAGATTGTATGGGCAGTGCTGCATTAAACGAAGATCCAGAAAAGCCGGCAAACAGAGAACCACCAGAGTAACCTTCGCCAGTTCTGCCTGCGGTTCCACCAGAACCTCCACTAGCAGCGAATCCAAACGAACCCTCTCCAGTTCCAGAATAGTTAAAGGATGTGGGCTGGGACGGCAGTCCCTGAATTGGTTCTGTTATAGTAAATCGTTGCGTTTGTAATGGTGCGGCTGGAGAAAATCCTCCAGTAATATTACTGTTGCAACCTAAAGCAAGTTCTGCTGTTCCCCCAAAGAAAATTGTTGGCACCCCACTGGGCAGAAAAATAAGACTCAAAACCGAAATGTAGTTCAGTCCGATTCTTGTTGGATAATTTGTCTGTGTAAAACTTCTGCTCTTGCCAGGAAAATATCCAGCATTCCACCATCTACCAAACCCACTTGGTATAGAATCTGGAAGAGGACTGAAGCTAGAGATGGCACTCTGCAAAATAAATGCGCTTGTCTGACATCCAATACCTCTATAAGTATTCAGATGCTGAAATTTTCCAGGTCTTAACTGGATGGGTTGTCCACAGTCATGATTTCCATATGGATTTACTGGACTAGTTGCTTCACTATAATCATTGCTATTGTCTGAGCGATATCTAGTCGGGAGAGAAAATGTATGCCCACCGATGTACGCACTCGCACCCGCTTCTCCTGTTATCTCCAAAGAATAACCTTCAAAAATAAGGGAATTGGTGGACTCATTGTATCTGACTTCATTTAATGCTGTAATCCCAGTACCGCCGGATGCACTCATAAGAATAGAACCAGCTTGAGAAAATTTAGCAAAACTTGAACCTAGTATTGGATTGCCAGACGGTGCTCCAGATATACTTGCACCAGTAAAACCAATAAAAGAATTAAAGACAGGAGTGATTCCGCCAAGAATTATAGTTTTTTTATCAGTATCAAAAGTTAGCTTATTGATTGCCATTGCTCAAGTCTCCGCTATCGCACTGAAACTGGTTGGTTTGATGTAAATTAATGGTGCTGCTGCCGTGTCAGTTCCACTAAGTTCGGTAACACTACCCGTAATTCCTCTGTCATCACTAATAAAGAATGGGAATGAAGCTGGATAACACCCTGTCAAACAAACACAAGCCTTTGGTAAAAAATCTATGGATTCATTTTGTCCCAGAATTGGTTTGACATGTCTGGAGTCCATCATTTTAAAATTGACTTTACCTAGACTTTGAGGAACGTCTTGATTTACTTCCACACCTATCCAATAAACACCTGGCTTGAATGCTATCTTGTTCTGTAGAACATCAACGGGTCTACCGAAATCACCAGCGGTGGCACCAAAAGTAATACCATTGAGAGCTTGTGCAATTCTTTTAGCAGGAAGAAAATGTTTATCATTGTTTGAGTATAATGCCATTCTCACCTGGCAAGAGGCAGTTAATCCATTTCCTCTGTGAGTTCTAAGTCCATAGTTTTGATAATTTTCTGCTATAACACCAGCAGAAAATGTCATCGCCCTTTTTATTTCAAATGGAAGATAATAAGCTCTATCTGTTCTTGCAGTAAGCTCGGGTGCTGGAGGTTCTCCGGCCGGTGTTATGAAAGGGTGTGGTGGGATCCAAGAAAAACACTTATTAAAGTCAATAAGATTCATTGGAAAATAATAGTGATTGAGACGATAATTTATAAAACCACTAGACAGACTAAAGTTTTCTAAAGTTTGTCCTGACTGTGATAATTTTATATCCGCATTTTTCGCAAAAATAACTTTATCATGCACTATGACTTTTTTATTGACATAATCAATCGTTATACCTGAAGGCAAAATTTTATAGTCACTACTAGAGTAACTAGATAACAAAGAATCACCTGTGATAAAAGTTCCTTTTATCGGTCCATCAGGACCAGTGACTCCTCTAACATCTATTCTTCCCGGTATTTTTGACATTAATCAGTTACCGATCTATTTACCTTTATTCTCCCAGAGAATAAGGTTTCCTTTGTTCCTGTTGGAGACTGAATCCTAAGAGTATAGAAATTTAGTCCTGCTGGGAAATGCTTGGTTGTTTCGTTTGGAACTTTTATTAGAACACCACCAGTATAATCGACAAGAGATGGATCTACGTTAAGAACAATACCCCCGGTTGATGCCTGAATACCACCTGAAAAATATTCTCCTGATATTCCAGCCCCAGTAACTCCACCAGCAGTAGATAACTCTGCAACTTTATTATCAGAGTGGGTGCTTCTGCGGATATCCATATCGGCAGAGTATCCACTAAAATCAAAGTTACTTCCGTCTATTTGGTATACTAAAAATAGAGATAGATCATCTCCTCTAAACATTTCTATGTCGTAATTAGACGCCATTTGTTGCTCCAGCTTCTGTACTATTTATTTATAAGACACTTCCAACACTCAGGATATAGAGGTTGGATAAGTTCACCTATAACTCTTGCATATTCCCTGATTTCCCATTGTGCATGTTCATCAATTCTTTGGGCATAAAATCTGGCATATGCTGCAAGAGAACCAGTCCAGTACCATTCTGTGTACATTGCCTGTGGCAAAACAAACCGTGCTTGTTCTGGTGCAACACCTTCTTCGATCAATTGATCGTATGTGTACAGACACAATTCTAAAGCGTTCCCATAAGAGCGAACATTGTCACCCTTTATCGCAATAAACTCATCACTACCCTGCTTTGCACTGCCCTTGGGCTTTCCTCTCCATTGTGGTATATAGAAGTCAGGTTTAAATGAAACATAACGACGACTAATTTCATTCTCGACGAATCCCTGCTTATGCTTGAAGAACTGAGTGCGGATCGAGATCGGTGCCTTTATCCTTAATGTAATCTGTGGGTGGGCGAATGGTGTCCAATGATTGTGTTTAGCAAGATAGTGGAGCAACTTCTTATCAGATCCTTTGAGTTTTTGTAAATCTTTTTGGTGGTAATTTGAACCAGATTTTTCCAATCTAGTCTTAGCATCCTCATCAATTCCCCAATCAGTTTCCTTATTGAAAGAAACTCTTGCTGCGTTACAGACAGTCAGATCACTACCCATGTGATCAACTAAATCTACATAACCCTTATTAAGAACTTTGGACATCATAACTCCTTATTATCTTCATAGCTGCATCACCACTGAAAGTATTTTCAGTAATTATATCATGTATTTGTTCTTTGGTGTAACCAAAAATTAAGTCATTTATATCTTTATACTTTTTGAGTCCCTTGGGCCAAATAAATACTTTATGTCCCCACTCAACGAACTTACTATAGGCATAGTTTACTGGTGTGAATGATAATTGGTTATCAAACACAAAAACAATATCATCAAAAGGCAAATCAAGATATGGTGATGATTTGCAGTTTTTGAGAGACTGCATGTAAGTACCACCAGATATCATTGTTTCTGGTGCTGCTATGGTACACTGTGCAACAGCATTATCCAATTGCATAGCATCGAACACACCCTCACAGATATAAACTGTTTTTTGAGGATCTATTCTCTCTATGTTATAGAATAAGGCTTGTTTAGTGTCAGTAGAGACACTTCTGTACTTATTATGAATATGGTTGTGTCCTAATGCTCTTCCCACAAAACAATGCAGTGTTCCATTTCGTTTTCTTGTTACCATTATGATTCGTTTTTCTTTTGGTAACAAACTTCCTTCAGGAAACATGAGTTGTTCCAGAAGAATATTATACGTATCTATCGAAACTCTTCTAAGAATTTCAAAAAAATCTTCCGTGTAAAAAATATCAACCCAACGATCAGTTGGGATTTTTCTTTTACTTAGATACGTTGTTATATTGTGATTTTCTGGTAAAGAAGTTACGGGTGTGAGAATATCAAGAAAATCATCTAAACTTTTTTCCATTGTCTAAACCTCAAAGTTGCTTCTAGTCCACTGAAAGTATTTTCATCAATTATCTTTTTAATCTTTGATGGTTTTCTATTATATATCATATCGTTTATATCTTTTTCTTTGATCTTATCTGGCCAGATACAAACGCTACAACCCTTTTCTATTAACCTGCTTATGTAATTGCAAATTTGTTTATTTCTTGGTTCGTTGTCAAGTGCATATACAATTTCACTGTTCTCAAATCTAGGATGAACATTCTCTATCGCACCGGCTCCCACCATAGCTATACAGTTGTCCAAGAAAAGACTATCAAGAGGACCTTCTACAACATAAACCTTTTTCTTTGGATCCGCTCTCCACATGCCATACCAAAGACGATCGATACTTTTATCTGCCTTAACAGTTATATACCTAGCGGTGGTTCTTGCTTTAGCTTCGTCTTTGAAGTTTAATGCTCTTCCCTGTGCTGCTACAAGATCACCATTTTTGTTGAAGAAAGGTATTATGAGTCTTTCTTCTTTGCCAACTGGCGCACAATCTGGATCAACTTTTCTCATCCATGAACCAAAATCAGAAGTGTAATATAAAATATCATAAAACTTCTTTGGAATTTTTCTCATCGAAATAAATTTATAACCCACATGATCTTTGTCCAAGTCACATACTCTAGTCAAATCTTTTAGTAACTTTTGTTTGGGTTTGAATTTATTTTTCTTGAGCAAAGATATCATTTCGTTTTCTCTTATTTTATCCGACTTATTTGTCTTCGATACATTTTTTTCTTTCCATGTCTCTACCGCATACTCTTTAATCAAAGACGGACTAACCTCCTTGATGAAGTTATATAAATTTGAAGAGTAACTACAATTATGACACTTTATTAAGAAAGCATTTTCTTTTTGATAAAAATACAATCTGGTCTTTGTTTTGTGTTTCTGGGAGTCACCACAAATTGGACATCTACAGTTTGCCAAATTCTCGCGTTTCCAAGAAAACTTATCCAAAGTTCCTGACAATATATTTATAAATTTTTTATCGATGTAACTAGACATTCATATCTTCCACTGACTGAATTTTTCTTTTCTTTGTGAGAACTTATCTTCAAAATTCTTACCATCAAAACCAGAACCCAAAGTTTGTTCCTCTGTCTGATTTGACATCAACAAACCATCTTGTTCATTTTTCTCGATGTCATATAGCTTCATCTTACCTCTGTTTATTCCAACGATAAATTTCTTGTTAGAAAATACATCATTGTATCTGTTTTTCAATTGCTTAATCAAAATCTGATTTGATTCTTCTAACTCTTCTGTTGATATAAGAGCAAACATGAAATCTGCTGTCGCTGGCAAACCAAAAGACTCCGATGTGTCCTCTAGTCCAATATCAGTACTATTGAAACCACTACGGTTCACCTGTGTTGCAGAGAATATAGGAACAGATCTTTCTACTGCAAGACCTCTGAGTTCCTCTGCAATTGCTTTTATGTAAGTATAGGAGTTTACATTACCAGTATTCTTTAATCTTGCTGATGCACAAATATTTAAGTAGTCAATAAAAACAATATCTGGTTTAAACTTCTTCTTTATCCAAAGTTCATCCAGCAAAGATCTAAAATGATTTGAATTTGCTGTTGCTGTAGGATACTCTTTGACTATGAGTTTTCCCTTAATATCACCAGAAAGCTTGTTTAGTTTTGACTGGTAGATCTGTTTCGGTAGATCTCTAACCTCATCAATTGTAATGTCAAACAAATTTGCATCAATTCTCTCTGCGATTCTTTCTTCTGCCATCTCACATGTAATATACAAAACATTTTGATTTTGTGATAAACAATTAGCTGCGTGGTGACAGAGGAAGAGAGATTTACCCACACCAGTTCCTGCCATGACTATATTCAAAGTCTTTTGGGGTGTACCTCCGTTTGTTATGGTATTGAAAAATTCCAAATCAAACGGAATTCTCTTTTCTACTTTATGGTAGAATTCAAATCTTTCGTTTGCATCTTCGAGGTAATCATGTCCGATGTGAACATCGAAAGAGACCGAAAGTGCGTCAGAGAGAATCTCTGGAATCGCATTTTCTGTTTGTGTTTGACTCTTCCCATCAATGATATGAATTGATTGCATGATCGCATTATAAACCGCCTTGTCTTTACAAAAAGACTCGGTTTCTTTAGCTAACCACTCATTATCGGTGTCCTCATCAATACTCAGGTTAGACACAATACCAGTTATGGTTTTAAATTTCTCTTCGTTTATATTCTTTTCTTTATCTGCTTGAATTAAGATAACTTCTGTTGTCGGAATATTACCATAATCTAAAATAAACTTTTGAATAATTTTGAAAACCGTTTTGTGGTCATGATCATGAAAATATTCTTCACTGATGAAAGGTATAACTTTTCGAGAATACGCTTCATTGTAAACTAAATTCGATAAAATTAATTCTTCAATCGTTTTCATTTATTTCCTCTGTGGAGTCCTCAACATCTTTACTATTTCCATAACAAAATTCTTTGCCGACTGCGACTTCTAGTTTTTCCATGATGTCTGGAGTGAAATACTTTTCAGGATCTTTATAGATTGCTTTCTCATAAGCTTTCCTTCCATCAGGAAATTCTATCCTAGTAGAAACCTTCTTCAGTATACCATGTTTTATAGCAATGTCAACCAATCCATAGTAAGGATGTAGTCCAGTTTCATAATTAAGCATTACGTCAATCATAGAATTTTCTTTTGTGAATCTACTCTTGAATAACTTACAGTGAATGATGTTTCCGATTACGTCTGTTCCTTCTTTCACCTTCTTCTTTGAAAGATATACAATGGTAGAAGCGGCATACTTGAGACCAGAACCACCACCCATAGTTTTTGTGGGGAACATAGAACCCACCACATCATACGTATGGTTTGTCATGATCATCGGAATTCCTGCTTTACCCAGCTTCAAAGTTAAAACTCTAAATGTAGATTTGACAAGTTGTGCTCGTGTCATATCACGAGTTCCTTTTCCTTCTGCCGTGTCAGTCATTTCTTTCTCGGTAGAAAGCATACCAAGGGAATCGAGAACAATCATAACAGGTTTCTTTTCTTTGTTCTCTATGTAATTATCTGCGATTGATATTGCCTGATGTCTAAATCTTTCTACAGTCGCTACTGGAAAAACAGCAACCCTATTCGGATCGATTCCTCGTTCAGCAAACATGTTACTTGTAACGGCCTGCTCACTATCAAAATAAAGTACGACACTATCAGGATTGCTGTTAAGAAACTTAGAAACAATACCAAGAGCAAAATAAGTTTTTCCAGTCGAGGACTCACCTGCGAGAGCCGTGATTTTATTGTCTGGAATACCTCCGTATAGAGATCCACTAACGAGACTATTAAAAGAAAAGCTACCAGTATCACAAAATCCTCGTACATCAGATCCCTCTATCCCTTTGCTTGCAATAGTTGCATATTCATTACCCGACTCTTTCACTAAATTATTCAAAAATTCTGACATACTGTCTCCTCAAGTAGACTTTAATTCCAAGATGATTTCATTCAATTTTTTAGAAACATCCAACTCAACTTCTATTGATTGTAAATTGGATGTCTCATCTAACATTTTACTCTTAATAAACTTTTTTTTCTTATCAGTTATGTCACTCAAAAAATCTGCCAAAAATGAACTTTGTTCTTTTGTTAGTGCCATAATATCCTTTCAACAAAATAAACTTTCCAATGTAGATTTCTTCTCAAAGTCCCAATTAATGACAGTCAAAATCTTCATAATTGGATCAAGAAAAGCAACTTCGAACTGCTTATTATAATCGACAAATCTGTGAAGATCAAGCTCTTTCGGTAGAGAATTTACAAAAGAAATAACCTTATCACCTTTAGGACCAGAGATAGGATTTGGTTCTTTCAGGTAAGTAAACTTAACCTTCTCACCCTCCACAATGAGATTGTACTTTCTATCTAATTTTTTACTCTTGATGTAATGATTATACAAAAGTGCTCCCTTCACTGCAATCGGAGTTCCTTTGGAATAAATCTCTGAAGAACTTCTATACTTTTCTAAGTTAGAAACACCACGAGGAAATGAAACCTCCTCCGGATCCAATCCATTGAATTCCTTTCTAAATTTAGCTATGAAAGATTGAACAGTAGTCTCATCAGTCAACATGATCAGTGATATTGCTTTCTTGAGTTTCTCGCGGACTATTGCTGGTGTAGAAGAACGTGTGGTTTCTATACCCATGATTTTAAGTTTAGGCTCTGTGTATCGAATCCCCTCATTATCTAAGACATTAAGCATGTACCTTTTCTTTGCAGTCCAGATTCCCTTGTCTGCAATACACTCTCGTTCCATGATCATCTTGTTATCATAAGCATTCATTAACTTTGCAAGTTCATCGTACTGTTTCTCGATGAATGGAAGAATTATTTCTTGTGATGCTTTGTCGAGAAATTCCACGATCTCTGACTTGGTTTTCCCACCACACACCTTGTCAACAAGATTGCAAAGGCGAAGATATACAGAATCGGTATCACTTGCAACCACATAATCGTAATTCTCCGTACCAATTGTTTTGTTCAAAAATTCATTTAGTTTGTTTGCTATCCATCGAATACTAAGTTGTCCGGATGTTGTAATTGCTTCTGCCATTTGAACATCATAATAACGAAAGTATTGGTTACCAATCGCACCATAAGCTGAGTTAAGTTGAATTTTTCTAACCAGTTGGAAGTTGTGATACTTGGCAATCTCGAAGTCAATACTTTGATCATCGGGATTTTTTTGTTTCTTTTTCTGTGCTTCGATCATCAATTTCTTGTAGTGCTTACGTTCTTTGTACATTTTCTCCATGAGCGCAGGCAAGAATCCTTGATGCTGTTTTGTGTAACATGTACCATTAGCAGCAACAGAATATCCCATAGACTTAAACTTTTCTAGTTTTTTATGACAACCGTGATGATAAGTTTCTGGTGATGTCTTCAAAATATTATCCACACTTATGCCAAAAGTATCTTCACCCGGATAGACTTTGGTTTCTGTACTGATATTATATTGCATGATAAGGTGAGGATACAGACTGTTCAAGTCCAAAGAAACGATCCATTCATGCTGTCCGACAATGGGATCCTTAACATATGCACCAACATACTGATCATCTTTATTGCCCTCCTTTTTCGGAGGAATAATTACATTGTGACTACGAAGATAATGATATATGATTTGATCCCAAGTTCTAACTTGAGAAAATACATCTTCGTAATTTACCTTCGCAGAGTATGCGAGTGCCATCGCAAGTTCAATTAGCTTCAACTTCTCCTCTAGTCTTTGAACTAGACGAACATCTTTGACATTATACTCAACAAATTTTTGGAAATCTTTTTTATAGAAATCTTTGATGGAATCGAATTCAGAATATGAAAGCTTTCTCTCTCCCAGTTCCACAAAAGCAATATGATCGAGACGATATGATTCTTGATTTACATAGGTAAACGTCTTGTACAAATCAAGGTAATCTAGAATGGAAACACCCAGTATCTGAAAAGTTGTGTGCTTCTTACCTTGTCTTTCGATTTGCTTCTCTCGTATCTTTTTCCAAGGTGAAAGCCTAGAAGATTCCACAGGACCCAAAACTCTCTGTATTCTTTGAACGAGATAGGGGATGTCGAAAAACTTTATGTTCCACCCGGTTATAGCATGTGGACAATTTTTCTCCCACACAGATATAAACGAATTCAATAATTCAGTTTCATTATCAGAGACGAAGACTTCTAAATTTTCTTCATCTGGTAGTTCGTAATGTTTAGATCCAAAAACAAATGTCTTTTCATTTACTGTAAATGTTATCGCTATGACTTCTTCATTTGGATCGTCTATGTCGGGGAAACCATCTTCACATGTTGTTTCAATATCAATATAAGCAATAGGAATTTTTGAAAAATCATAAGGAACTTCATTAGGAAAACTATCTCCTATGAATTGATAAACATAATCAGTGTTTCCATAAATTTTAAAATTACCAACACCCTTGTATTGTTCTACAAATCTTCTACAGTCGGTAACATAGCCAGGCTGGAAAGGTTCTACATATTCACCTGCTAGTGTTTTGTATTCTGTCTTGTTTTCGAGAGATGGAACAAACAGAGTTGGTCTATACTTGTCAACTTTTTTTACAGGGACACCATTTTTAATTCCTCTGTATAAAATTCCATCACCAACTAAAGAAACATTTGTATAGAAAGTTTCATTCACTATCTTTATCCTTAACGTAAGCAGCCAAAAGAACCATGTAATTTATTACATCAACTATTGTATCAGAAAAACTCTCATCTTCAACATGCATTTTTCCTGATTTGAGGAAAGAACTCAACCTACTCATCTTGTCGGTAACTCTAACCATAAAACCTTGTTCAGTTTCACATATACCCATAGATTCACATCGGGTAAAATTTGCAAATGGTTCGGTTCCATCATTGCCTGCATAATCTCTATTTTTAAGATTCATCAGATCTCTAGCAGTTCCACAAATTTCTTCATGAAATTTTAGTAATTCGTCACGATTCATATTCATACTCCTGTAGATCCAAACCCACCCTTCCGGTTGGTTTTTTGATTTTTTGGTTTTGCTTCTGTGTAAGTTATAAGACTTATTTCATTATATGGTTTTGTAATTTCAAGTTGTGCAATCCTATCACCATGTGTAATGACAAATGGAATGTTTGTGGTGTTGTATAAGGGGACAAGCAATTCATTGCAATAGTCTGAATCAATAACACCTTCTGCATTTATCAAAGTAACACCATTTTTCCATGCGTTACCTGATCGAGGGTGGATTCTACCAGAGAAACCAGCGGGAATATCCAATACCATACCAGTTGGAATCAACGCACGACATTTGGGTCCGAGTTGGAAAGTGGTTACAGGATCATCACTCATGAATGTAACTTCGGGGATTGTTTCATGTGGTTGATTATAAGAATCAAACCAATTTATTGATCGGATTGTTGGGGGGATATCTTCAGCAAGAACAGGTCCACGCATGTGTGCATGAACATCAAAACAAGCAGCACCTTCACTGCCCTTTTTTACTTGTATCACATTCGAATACAATTTGTATATTTTCATAGTCTCTGACATAAGTATAGAATCTCCACATGGTTTATATGAATTATACGGTAAAAAAGTTATGTTGTCAAGTTATTTTGCTACTAACCTTCATCGACTGGGGTTGGATCGTAAGCAATAGTTTTGATGGTTTCTGCATTTGCCAACAGACCAGTCGCAGTAGCTACCAAAGCGTCGATCAACTGAGTGTCTAGATCAGTTTTAGGTGCTTCTTCTTTAAAGTTGTATGCGATGGCTTCAAGCCTCGATTGCATCTTATTGACATCTGCAATAAGAGCGGCGTAGTGTTGGATATTAATCATTGGATATTCCTTATCAGAAAGTTAATGTAACGGTAATGGTGATATTATCAGTGTCGTCTAGACCATTTGCTTCCCAAAAAGTTTGAGCAGCGTTGCTGGATGTTGCCATATCAATTCTAGGTCTTGCATCTTGACCACCTATACTAATAGATTCTGCGGTATACGTATTAGATCCAACAGTCAATGTAGCAGAAGTAATATTATTACCAATTGCTGTTTTTGATCCGTATAAATCTGACGTAGTGTCCGAGTTGTTCATTTTGAATCTGATCAGATTTGAGTTGGCTAATTGGAATTGGGCACTTGTGTCAAACGGAGCGAACTGATCGGCAAGATCTCCGCTTTCTGTTCCTGTGCTGTCCTGATTTCTGTTCTCGGAGCTGGCGGAGCCTTTGGAGACCGTGCGACTCGTCGCGACGACATATATGTACTGCGGATCCGTTGACTGTGTAGGAAAAAATAACCAGCGTGGAGGAGTCATGAAGTATATTCCACATTAAAGATGACATCCGTTG